GATAGCGATTGAGATCCATCGGAGGGGCGCGGCGAATCTGGGCAAGCGCAACCATGCGGCAATAGTCGCGGGCAATGTGGCGCAAGGTTTCCGCTTGTTTGGGAGCTGCGTCGATGATGTTCCGCGCACGGGGGACCAATAAAAGCTGAGCGTAATCCACAATCATCAGATCAGCTTTCCAACGCTTAGCCGCCAGGACGGCCCGCGAGCGAAAGTCTGTAACCGTCAATTCGTGCGTATCATCGATGCAGATCGGAAGATCGGCTAGTTCTTCCTGCGCAAACCGTACCGCCTGTCGCTGGTCTGGAGTCAAGCAGCGCGGGTCACGCATTGCCGAGACCGGAATACCCGCCATGAGTCGCCACAGCCGCCGGTGTAATTGCTGGGTTCGCATCTCAAGGCTTTGGAAATGAACTCGAAGACCGCGCCGTGCATTCTTGAGGGCTATCTGGAGACCTGCTTCTGTCTTCCCTGAACTTGGACGGCCAGCAAGGATACAAAGCTCTTCCCCCATCAGTCCAGCCGTCACACGGTCAATTTCCGGCGTAAGCAGATGTGCCCCTAGAATCTCCCCGGAAGGTGAATCGGCATCTTTCTCAAACTGATTGGCCGCGTCCACAATCGTTTCTGAGACCATCTTCCCGCCGGCATTCACCCGCGCCCCGGCATTTAGAATTTGCTCACTCATCCCCGCCGCTATTTGTTCCGCTGTTTCCATTCCATCAGCGGCGCGGGATATTGCCTCATTGGAGATGATCATTAGGCGGCGCGCAAGAGCCTTATCCCGAACAATACGTAGATATTCGCGGATCACTGGGCGGCGTGGCAACCCCTCGGTGAGCGACGCCAGGTAAGCCATGCCGCCGATAGTGTCCCGCTCTTTGTTGCGGTCTAATTCATAGGCGAGCGTCTGAATATCTATCGTGTGGCTTGTATCGGCAAGGTCCATCATGCGGAGAAAGATGCGCCGATGTGAGTCTAGCGAGAAATCATCGGCCTTAATCCCAACCTCTTGGACCTCATAGAAAGCCATATTATCGAGTAGGATAGCGCCGAGCAACGTTCTCTCTGCGTCCACATTCGCAGGCAATCCGGTATCGAAAGTTAGATCAGTCATTATTCCCCCGGCCTACTGAGAATCTTGGGTTTGGGCTGGGCGTTGGGTTTGAAAAGAGAGCCGTTGCCGTTGCTATTTTGTTTTATAGGGAAAAGCCCCGTATATCCCCGGAGAATGGATTGATTTATTACCCCTACTGGAGATTCTCCGGTTTGGCGAAGTTTTTCCAGTTCAGCAACTGCCAATCGGAGAGCATGAGGGGTGTTTACAGCTCTCTTCTTTTTCCGAACATCCAACCAGTCTTCCCAGACGGGTATCGGAATCCAATCGGGCAAAACAAACGCCTCTGGCGCTTCCCCCTCCTTGATCCCTTCCCTTCCCTTCCCTTCCCTTCCTACGGAAACTTTCGCGAGGACTCGCGAGGATTCGTCGAATGGCGGTAATTTAGATATGCTTGGACGATCTATCTTTTGATGATTCAACCAGTTAAGCACTTCTAGGTATGTGTGACTATCCACAACATAGCGCCGGATATGATCTGAGTCCTCCAATTCTTTCAACCACCCCTCCATGAGCTTTCCCGCGTCTGCATCGTAGGGATAAAGAAGGCTCGCGAGCATTCGCGAGTTTCCGCGAGTCCTGCCTTCATCGTCTACAAGTGTCCAAAGTTGGATGAACAAAAGACGCGCATCACGGGTAAGCGCACCGATAGATTCTGATTGCGGAAATTCAGGCTTGATACAGCGAATTCTTCCCACTCGTTCCCCTCTCATCCTGGGCGGCATTGGAGGGGTTGGATGAGAACCCCTCCATAGCCTAGCCGCGAGGAGCTACCTCACGGTTGAATCCACGCCGGGAGCGCGGTAATCTTCATTGTACGCCGCCCCGCGTGCTGGCGCAAGAGGCTAGGCATCAAGTATTTTTACGCCGGAGCCGTCGCCGGAGCCGTCGCCGTCGCCGTAGCCGTAGCCGGAGCCGTTGCCGTTGCCGTCGCCGTCGCCGTCGCCGTAGCCGTAGCCTTTGCCGTTGCCGTTGCCGGAGCCGTAGCCGTCGCCGTAGCCGGAGCCGTCGCCGTCGCCGTAGCCGGAGCCGTCGCCGTCGCCGGAGCCGTAGCCGTCGCCGGAGCCGTAGCCGTAGCCGTTGCCGGAGCCGTAGCCGTTGCCGTCGCCGTCGCCGTAGCCGTAGCCTTCTCTAATAGTCACTTGGTCCATACCGGCACACTTTCAATGTTCTTCTTGGCAACCGGAAGAACAGGTATAACCTCGATTGCATCAAGGATCAGTATGCGTGTGACAGGCGCGGGAAATTTGCAGTCTTGGGGGCGACTAGTACCGCGCTGCGCCAACTCGGAGATTGACGCGGCACCATTCCAATACCAGATACGCCGCGCTCCGGTGAGTTCAACTTCACGACTCTTGCGAGACACAAGCGTACCGGCAAATACTCCGCTCCGGTCGCCACGGACGATAACATATTTTCCTTTTACGATTGGCACAATGTTCCTTTTCTGCCTTTCGGCGGTTGTGCGCTACAGCGCGTCCTGGTCCTGGTGCAGATTCACGGCGGCGAGTGCTTTGTCGTACTCGATTCGGGCCTCAACCAGCTTCGCGCGTTTGGCGTGGAACTTCTCGACTAGCCGAAGATGTTGCTTCTCCCATGCGTCTGAGGCTACAGGCACGGTTGACGGGGCCGTGGCGGGCGGTGTGGGCTTCTCTGGTACGCTGCGCTTTGTTCCCTTGTCTGAGCGCGGCTTGCGGCCTGTGGGGGACGGTGTAGGTTCCGGCTGTATGGCGATGGGCGGATTGTGAGAGAGGTCTAAGCTGGCGATGTGCGCCTGCCGCTGGTTCCACTGATCCTCTGTGATTCCGAGTTGTACCCATGGTTCGTCTGGTTTCGTCATTGTGCTGCCTTTCTGCGCTTCGAGCGCGAGTTGGGTTAGGTGGTAGGCTGCGAGTTGGCGGGGGCCGGAAGTCACGATGTACTTTCTGTGGGTTGTGGTGCGGTGTGGGTGCGCCCCAGTACCGTTCCAGCAGGGCGCGGCGGTTGCGGGTTAGGTCAAGCCCTCGAAATACTCGGCGGGCAGGTAGCCGTCCGCTTCAGCGTGCGCCACATCTTCTGTCTGTGCGGCCATCTCAGGGCAGATGCTTTTGATTCGCGCAACTGTCGCGTCCAGATCCACTAGGAATCGGGCAGTTGCTTCGCGCATCTTAGCGATCTGCGGTTCACACTCAGAGCGGTTGAGACGGATGGTAATTTGAGCATAGCGGAGCTGCAACTGCCGAAGATCATTCCCGGCGGTAGAGGCTTCGTCGATCTTCTGCTTGTTTTTAGTCATTCCGCCGTCACGGCTGATAAAGTCAATCCACTCAAGATCGGGGTCTACCATGAACGCAAACCAAAGCTGGGGTTGATTGTCTTCTGGTATGCCGCCGATTCCTTGCGCGATAAGGTCCAGAGTTTGAAGGTGCGTCGTGGTCAATGGTCCCTTGGCCTCAATCGCACCATGCTCACCCACTAAACCGTCCGGTGACCATGCGGTACGTTCATCATCACCGATGACAATTCCGACAGTCTCAACCATGACCTTTTCTTCAAGTTCGTAGGCTGTACGCGCCAAAGGTTCGGCAGCAGTCCCGGCCAGCATGGGAGCGGAAACATAATTATCCTGTACCGCGAAGCCGGATAAAATCTCGCCGACTTTCTCCAGCCGGTATGCGCGGCGCTTGGAACCCTCGAATCCCTTTTGCGTGAAGTCGAGGATCGCGGATGCACGCGAGGCGGATACGCGCCCCAAGTGCTCTTGGAACCAATCATCGGTCCCTTGCACGATGTGTCGTAGAATCTGCATATTCCCTCTCAGTGTTTGATGGTTATTGCGCGGGCCGTTCCGCTCCCTGCCAGCTTCCGTTACCTATTTTGGCTACGGCCTCCTAGTTGGCCGGTCAATCGCTGCTGGCACCTTGATTGCCGAAGGTTCCCCGTCTATCCGTGAGTGTTCAGAGCCTGTCGCCAGGTTGTCGGAGTCACCCGCGCAAATTTAATAACTGACGGTTACGTGCGGTACACGTCCCTGCTCAATGCTGGGCGCGGTGGTTTCCGGCGGGAAGATGGTGTTTTGTGCCGGGGCTGATGTTTCTTTCGTGATCCGCATTACTTTCTCCCTTCAAATTCTTTGAGGCGCTTGTCGCGCGATGCGATGAACTTTTTTTGCGCGGCCATGTCGCCAACCTTGACAGCCGCCTCCATTGAGCCGAAGTACAGTTTTGCAATGGCCTCTCTCGATGAACACTTCTCAATTTCATCGCAGCGCCCATCAATCTCTGCCGAGTCCATTCCGCCAGCGGGAACTTCTTCATCCTTCTCTTCGATACGCAGATTGAACACCATGTTTTTAAGATACCTCTTGCCTTTGGTCACAGCCGCGCAAGCAGCATCCGTTATATTCATCACGCCGCCACCCTTTGCGCCTAGACCACTAAGCGGCAAGGGAAGGCTGTAGCGATGAACATAGGCGCTTCCATTGATAGAGCAATCGCATACCAGTTTTAGTATTTCAGGGCTTCCAGAATCTTCGCTATCAAAAGAGAAGATAAAGTTTTCCTCTCGGCAAGCCGCCAGAATAGCGCGGTCAACTGCCTTTGAAGAGGCATACTTTCCTTTACCTACTACAGAAGCATCTTTGACGACGACGCCTAACTTCGATTGGATGCGAAGCAAAGCAGAGTTGTACGCTTCCCTGTCTTCATAATCGCGCTGCTTCGCCATTTGCTCAAGGATGCGATCTGCGACAGCCAGCGCCTCAGCGCCGCTGCTCTCCATAGCCTTTTGGAATGCCAATTGAATCATCTGCCCAGGCATCATCGGCGTAATCACTTGCACCGGCACATTCGCCAGCGCCGTACCCGGCTGCTCAAATAGTTCGCTCAAGATTCCTCCTCTGGTGCGTGTACGCCGCTTGGGTCCATATCCCAATCCTCGTTGTATGGCGAGTTCGCGCTG